CCAGAAGCTGCAGCCGAAGCACAAGCTGCACAACAACTTGCGTCTCAACCCCCTGCACAGGCACAGCCTGCGGCTCCAATGCCCCCAGCACAAGCTGGCACGCCCCCTGGACCACCTCAAGCAGGCGCTCCTGTACCACCGGCACCGCCTCAGTCACTCTTTGACCGTGGCAGAGAAGCTTTGAAGCAGGTAGAGTTAAACAAACTCATGGGCATAGATTAATTTGATCCCTCAACGCGCACCGAAAAAGAGTAAGTACTTCGCCAAGAAGACTGAGTACGATGGCATCATGTTCGACTCAAAGCTTGAGGCGGCACGCTATAAAATACTTAGGCGTTACGAAGATGCCGGTGAGATCTCTGATCTAGAGGTACAGGTAGACTTTCCCTGCATAGTCACAGTAGATGGTGAAGACAAAAAGATCTGCTCATACGTTGCAGACTTCCGCTACAAGCGCGATGGTGAGGTGGTGGTAGAGGATACTAAGGGTGTGATCACCCAGGTATTCACGCTCAAGAAGAAGCTTGTTGAGGCGCTATACCCAGGGACCAAGATACTGATTGTTAAAGACCCACGCGCTTGGGACTAAAAACCAGGCGTGCTCTCATCCATGTTGTCATAGTAGCTCCCTGGAAACTCAGCCCTAATCTTCTCGCCCTCGATCATCATCTGGGTATTGAAGTTAGTCTTAGATAGCTCCCGCATCTCTGCGCTACTGTACTCATACTCAGCCCCCTCTGGGCCTTTGCCATTGAAGAACTCCAAGATGCCTGCTCGATAAGCCATGCCATCAGGCGTGCTTCTCTCAGGCATATGGTCTGCGTTGACCAGTGCGGGTATCCACATATGGTCCTTACAGCCCAGTGGCTGCTCCTCAATTGGTATGGATCTATTGCTACGGCTACAGTACCAAACCGCGCCATTGGAGTTAGTAAGTGGCTTCACATGCACACAGTTCCTGCAGTTGACTGACTCAGGTAGCCGCCGACCATAGTAGATGTCCTTGTACACACTAGGCTCATTCTTCATACGCCAATCTTTCTCTGAGCGGCGAGTGCCAATGTCTGGCCTATCGCTGCAGATGATGCGTTCAGCTTTCTCTTGAGCACGCTCCCAGATTTGTGGCTTGTAATCGATGATTTCAGAGTATATCTCGCTGTTGTTTTTGTTCATCACTACAGCCATACACTTGGTCAGACCAAGCGCGCCCATGTAAGCATGGATCTGCACACGATATGAATCGCTCCAGTCCTCGTAGCTTTGTAGCTTAACCAGTTCTTTAAACCGCTTGTCGTTGGCGCTCTTGACTTCCATGAGAAGAACAACCTCTTCATCAGGGGGTGGCAGTACGCCCTTGAGAAGGCCATCACAGGAGCCTGCGAAGTGACCGCCAAGGAACGATGCTCTGAACTGATTGCCATCTGCATCATGTGAGGCAATAGATATAATCCCAGTGTCGCGGATGTTATCTACGATCTGGTCCTCGATGCGGTTGCCCAAGTCAAACAAGCGCAGCATCCTGCCGCCGAATGTAGATGGTAAGCACCAGCGGAATCCCATCCACTGCCGGTACTCATCATCATCCCCTATGCCGCTGAACCCTAGGTGTCCACGGTTACGGCCTTCCTTTGCGGCAATGGCTTCATCAATCTTTTCAAAAATGGACGCTGATAACATTCCAGTATTTCCCCTCTTTTCTTACGGTTATTTGTTTGATGTGATTCATATTGTTCTGCACGTTTACTTGGTGTACAGCCCAGTCAATGTCTGCAGGGCATTTGTATTGCTTGGTCAACGCCCTCCACTTCTTCTCAGCCATCATCCCAGCCTTACCCTTCATGCCCAGCATGATAGGCATGTTCTGTGGCCAGTAATCGCCTGGACTTGAGAACATGACGTTCAGGTATTCATTACCACTCTTAGATACCTTCTTCTCAGCAGTCACATAGTCAATGTCTTTAATCTTCTCTAGCTTCTCAGCAGGATCTTCCAACTCATCTGATAGAACAGAACCTGCGGCTGCTTGCCTAGATGTGGCGGCATCCTTCTCCTCTTGCATCGCGCCTAGTATTAATTGCTGCTCTTTGACCATCTGCTTAACGCGGTCAGCGCCACACTCAACGCAGGTATATACATCGTTGTCGTTTACCCCTACGCACTCATCGCAGATCCAGATCTTAGGAGTCTTGCTCTCTTCCTTTTCAGGTGCTGGTGGCTTGGCAGTATCGATACACCCGTGACGCTGCATATTCTCGCCATAGTCCAGTAGCATGCAGTCTTTCTTATCTCCCCATGTACGCATGCCTCGACCACAGATCTGAACGTACAAGCCAAGCGACTTGGTGGGCCTGAGCAGTGCTATGCAGTCAGTTCGCGGGGCATCCCAGCCTTCAGTTAGAACAGCTACGTTACATAGTGCGTTGATCTTGCCATCCTCAAAACGCTCAAGGATATCTTCTCGCTCTGCTTGTGGGGTTTCCCCCGTCACTACTGCCGCATTAATCCCTGCTTGCTGCAGGTACATGCACATCTTGTTCGCGTGATCTACGGTGATACAGAAGAACACGCTACTCAGTCTGCCCTTGCTGTAGGCTTTGTCGATCCAGTCATTGATGATAGCCAGCATGGTCTGATCTTCCATGGCAAGCTTTGCAATGTCGGACTCGCGGTAGTCACCACCCTTGAACTTGACTCTGGCGGTAGACGCATCGATCACGGCATCATCTGCTACCTGAAATGCAGACAATCGACACAGATAACCCTGCTTGATCATCTCAGGTATGCCTACCTTGTACGCGACACCAGAAAAGAACTGATCATCTAGGCCATAGATAAAGCCTTGGCCCATACGATACGGTGTGGCAGTTACGCCTAGAATTTTAGGCTCAGTCCATTGCTCATCATCAAAGTGTTGAAAGATCTTGCGGTAGCGTGTTTTTGGATCTGGCGCAACGTGGTGGGCTTCATCAACAATGATGTAATCGAAGTGACCACTAGAACCCAAACGCTTTGGTGTGGCTAAGGTGTCACGGCTGGCGATAACAATACGGGCATCTACTTCAAACTGGTTAAGCCCAGCAGCCACAATGCCTGACGGGGCGCATGACCAAACTTTCTTAAGCTTGTCATCTGCCTGTGACACAAGCTCCTGCCGGTGTGCCAAGATTAAAACCCTGCAATCAGGCTCTCGCTCAAACAACTGCTTGATCAGGTTAGCAAAGACTACAGTCTTGCCAGCGCCTGTAGGGAGAACGATCAGTGGGTGCGTGTCTTGGGTTTTAAACCAGTGCAGCGCAGCATCAATTGCTTCTTCTTGATAGTATCTTAACTTCATTAGTGACATACCACTGGTTCTAATTGATCTTCAATTTGCTTCAGGGTTGTTAATAAAAAAGGGCTTAAGAACTCAATGCGCTCATTAGCTATGAGGTAAGTGGCTGCATAGATCATCATGGTTTCTGCAAATACATCTGGATCTAAATCATCCGCAACACCTGCCATGTTCTTAATAAGCTCAAGAGCATACTGGTATTCTTCGTTTGCACCAGGCATTTCAATTTCAAATTCTTCATTCATTTTACAATAGCTCCATGAGTATTAACGCCTTCGGCATACTCTTCACAATTTAAACAATAAAACCCTTCGCCTAGATCGTACTCAAGGTCGGGCTTGTAACAGTCTGTGCAATACAACTGCCCCTCATTTAGGTGAGCAAGCGCCTCGCACACTGGGCAAGATTCATGGGTAGACCATCCAGTTGGTGAGTCACAGTCTTCATACTCATCAGACTCCATCTCTACATCAGGATGCTTATCACAGAACTCTGCGTCCTTTACGTTCCACGGGGCGCAAGGGTTACTTGCCTCCGACTTTCTTCTGACTTCATCTATGTCAGTCATTATCACTCCTTCTTTGCAAAGCCCTCACTTCTTCTTTGGTAGCAAGATTGACACTTCAAGCGGCCCTTGAACTGAGTAAACTCAGACGCTGGCTTAAGCTTCCCGCAATTGATGCACGGCCTAGTCTTACCAACCGTTGCATCATCTGGGAGTTGAGTTGGCTTGTTACCTTTAGCAAGCCATTCTTGGTAAGCGTCATTCATCTAGCAGTTCACACCATTTTCAGCCATGAAAATCTCCACCCCAATGTGTTCATCAGGGAAAGACTCGTAGGCTTCAGACAAAAGCTTCTGCAACTTCACCAAGATTTCTATCTTGCTCTGCGTATCCGCTTCGCCGTGGTAGTTAGTAAAAAGGGGTATCCTAGTCAGCAATTGCTTGCTGTCATCATGGTCATCCCCATGCGTGTAGATCCGCAGACCGTGGTCAGCATATCGGTGCCAAAATAAATTGGCAGGGTGCGAAACCTGAAAGGCATCAGTGCCTTTGGTTAACTGCTCAAGCTCTTCGATGCGCTTCTCTGCTGCGCGAAGTTGCTTCACAGTGTTGATGTGATGCTCTTGATCCAAGCTGCGTGACCTGATCTCTTCTTTTAACTGCTCTGTTACTTCTTTTTTTGTTGGTGCTTTCATATCTATCTCTTGTTGCTTTGGTTTTTAATTGATACCGCCTAATGGCGTTCATCTTCCATTGAAGACTCCATCAAGAGTTCTTCTACTGTAGTTGGGTTTAACCTGCCCGACAGCGTCATAGATAAAGTTGCTATCAAAGATATCAACTCATCATTTTCTAAGTTGTATAGGGCTACCATTTGCTCGGCTGTTAATTTCATTTACTTGTGACCTATCTTCTTTGAAGGACGATTGTTTATTTCTTTCCAATGACTACGCAATTGTTCGTCATAGAAAGTGTCTCTGGACCCGCTTTCGTTTGCAGGTAATGCTTTGCGAAACGATTTGGTGTTTCGCTTAAGTCGTTTCTTTTGTTTATTTGTTTGCATAATACCTCCTTAATTAGTCCCGTCTTCGGCCACACTGACGGGCAAGTGCTACTAGGAAGTAGGATTCTCCCTTGGCCTATTATTAGAAATACCAAGCGTTTCTATTAAAAAACGCCACGATGCCTTCTTTTGTCGCAGGAAACTCACAAGTATGCTTTTCAATGTCACACCATGATTGATCCTTCACCTTAGCGATGTATTCTTTTCGCTCCTTGGCCGTAGCAAAGACCTTTACTTCGTTGTCGCCGCCTTCGTTGTCCATTGCCCGTGCTAAAAATAGCTTCATAAATTTCTCCTATAAAGGTACGTCTTGCGCCCAAACTAGCCCCGCCTGCGGCCACACGGACGGGAACGTGCAAAAGAGGGGTGTTAACCCTTGGCCTTACTGCTTAGTTAAGACCAGCTTGCAGTCTCTAGGCCAGCGGCTGGTGTAGCCTGTGCCTGTTGTGGCTGCTCAGTCTGAGAGTGTGGTTGTGCAGGGCCAGCGCCAGACTTGTACCCAGCAATCTTGTTGCTTGGTCCATACTGGCCAGAGCCAGGCTCAACCTTAATGCTTGCAGTGAACTGCTTACCCATCGCAGCGCGCAGCATGTCAGTGTTCAAAGTCTGTGATACATCCTGCCCAGTGGCTCCAATGAATCCCTTCAGGCGAGACACGCCCACTTGGTTGTTGAGCACGAAGTAATCCCAGATCTTACGACCTGCATAGCTTGGCCCAACTACATTGAACTCAATCTTGATCATGTCGTTGCCAGCCTTGGACTGCTGCTCTTCGTACATAGCCGCCGACAAAGTGTAATCACCTGCTGGGAACGGCTCAGAACCACCGCCACCTGTACTTGCTTCGATGTTACTTACATCGATCCCTTGATCTAATAGACCCATAATGCTGCTCCTTAAGCTGCTTCTTCGTTTTTATTTGCAGACAATGCTGCGGTGTAGGAATCCATAAAGGATTGCCATGAGAACTCAATCTTCTGTGGAAGATCTATGCGAGACTTCGCGTCATATGCTGCTGCGAACTTTGTAAACAAACTGCGGTTACCGTAGCTCACGCCACGCGCCTTCTGATTATCCTTAATTAAGGTGGTTTCATAGTTAGCGAACAAATTGAAATCAACCCAGTCCTTTATCAGGGCGTTGACCTTTTTGTTGCAGCGCATCTCCCAGCGATCATAAGGTTCCAACTCTGGATCTTTGTACGCCTTAGATGCAACGTGGCTTAACAGAATGATGTTCATGTTCTTCGATGAGTGAGCTACGTTCAGCCCATTCAAAAGATGAACCCATGCATTCTCTTCAGCTACATAGAACGCGCCGTACCCCGCCTTGGGATCTGCCGCACTTGACCAGCCATTCTTAGTACACACATATGCTTCGCCCAACTTGGCGGCAGCATCAGTCGTATCCAAAACAACAGTTTTGTACGGATGGTCTTCAGTCACAAGCGTCTTCACCTGCTCAAGAAGATCTTCCCAAGTGTTAGCTTGGGGGAACCTTGGCGCATCAATGAAAGACAGACCGTCCTCCGCTTGAATGAAGATCGATTGGTCTGCGTTAGCACCAAACGTACTCTTGCCTATACCATCTGTGCCTTGGATGTTAATCCGCACTGGGGGTATTGGCCCACCGCTTTCGCGGGTAGTTGTTACCTGCTGAAGTAAAGACATATTAGTCCTCCTTTTTATTACAGCGTTTTCAATTCATTCAAATCTAAGCTGGCAACATTACAATCATGTCGCACACACCAAATTTGAATACCATTTTTAGTCGGACCTATATTTAGTCTTGCGTACTCTGCTGGTGACTGATCCGGTAAATGCTCTACTTCCTCAGAACATTTACTGCAGTGCCAGTAGAACTCAATCTCATTGAGAGCTTTAGAAAACAGGTAGGTGACATTACTCATCATCTTGCTCCTGTAGCTTCTCGACATTGATTGATTTTACTCTAGGGTCGGCTAACTTAATTGAATGTGCGTCATGCCATTTCTTAGCTTCGGCTGGATGAGCCAATGCATAATCTTTGAATGCACGCATATCAACTTTGTATGTAGTTTGCTGAGTTAAAAAGGAGGGCCAGTTTTGCTTTGGGATTGCTTCAGATACTTCATCGAGGATGACTTGATCCCAGATGTGATCTCTCTTCATCTCTACAGTAATACCATTTACTGTTCTTTCCCCACCCTCATTATGGATCGGAGCAAGCATTGCACTTACTTCTTTCGTATCCAATAGTTCACGATTCAACTTCTTAATCGTTCTATCTATCTCTGCCTTTTTGCTTTTTGCACCCACTAATTGCAGCGCCAAACACTTTATGCTTGTCATGCTTCTTTCCTTTCTTCTGTCTAACTCATCTCTCTACGAAACTGATAGTGCACCAAAGTCCACCAAGGTGCAATACCTTTTTATAAAATAATTTTACAAACGGATATTACATGAGTAGTATGAGGCAACTTAGCTAACAAAAAGAAGTGTCATGGAATTTATGATTGAGCAAAACGTGCCGAAGCCAAGTCATCCTACGAAGGGTCAAGGCAAATGGCAAAAGCTTTTGAAGAAGATGGCTATAGGTGACAGCGTGTTCTTGAACAGTGAAGAAGAAGTCAGGTGTATTAGGGCGGCAGCATACAAGTTAGGCATGACTATTGAATCATCTCGTGGTGATGACCAGAGGTATTGGGTCGGACGGAAATCTTGATGATGCCTTTTCTAGCTAGTAGCTATGACGGGCCTATGTCGCCCGAAGCAAAGGAAGAACTGCTCTTTGATATGTGGGAGCAGGGTATGCACATCATCCCTTGTGGTTCACCAACTGAAGTGGTGCCGCAATACTTCCGCACCAGACATCCATTTGATTCAGAGGATGAGCTTAAATCTAAGTGGGCCAAGACACCACGGGTGAAGTGGCAGCACTACCAAAAGATCCAGCCATCTCAAGATGAGATCAAGCAGTGGCACAGTCAATACCCACTGGCAAACTGGGCGGCGATCACCGGCATTACCTTCGCGGTAGTGGACGCAGACAGTGATGATGCAATCAATTGGATCAATGCTGGTGCAATAACAAGAACACCATTGAAGCAGACAACCCCAAGGGGTGGTGCTCACTACTTCTATTCACTTGGCCCTACTGTTATTCGCAACAGTGCAGGCAAGAACAAGCTCGATGTTCGTGGTGATGGCGGGTATGTAATGGTCGCACCTTCGCATGGATATACCATGACATGTGATGACACCTACGGGGTGGTTGGGTCAATGGATGATCTCCCCGCTCTGGTGGATAACGATCTGCAAATGATGCATGTGTTCAACACGGGCAACAAAGTTGAATCGATCCGCGACAAACTGACTGAAGCTCCACAGGAGCAGGGTACTCGCAACGATACCTTGGCAAGACTTATCGGCAAGTGGGTGAAAGAAGGCTGGGGCATGCGCGAGGTATTGATCAAGGCGCAGGACTGGAACCAAACATGCTTCCCGCCTATGGACCTGATCGAGGTCACCCGTACAGCCATCAGCATAATCAACGGGCATATCAAACGACACCCAGATGATGTCAATGCAGGAGTCATGGGGTGGGAGACATCCAAGTGGCAGACTGATATCAATGAAGACCTCAAGGTCATTCAGTCACAAGAAGATCCGATAGAAGAAAAGAAACGTGAGGGTGAAGAGGATAAGTCATCAGGCCCACTAGGGTTAAAGCCGTTCAGCGATACTGAATGGGTGGACATGAACGATGATGGCATCGAGCAGTTTTGGGGTGATGCATTCATATTCCAGAAGAGTCGGGTGTTACTGCTTGGTAAACCAAAGATAGGTAAGTCCAATTGGCTGGGTGCATTTGCAGCAGGAGCTACCACCGGCACAGACTTCATGGATGTAGAGTTCAGTAGGCCATTGAAGGTGATGTGGTTCCAAGCAGAGATCATTGCAGAGTTTCTCAAGCGCAGAATAGATACCTACTACAAGCGGTTTGAGTTTGATGATGACCTGCGAAGGATGGGTCACAACAACCTGATCATCAGTGGGCGGCTTAGAAAGAACCTGATGCGCGACCAAGACATAGAGCAGTTCAGTCAAGAGATTGAGTTTCACAAGCCAGACATCGTGATGATTGACCCCATCATTAACTTCTTTGACGGGGAAGAGAACAGCAACACAGAGATACGCAAGCTGCTGGATCGCGTAGACATGCTGATGGATATGCACAACGTGACAGTGATCATAGCCCACCATACAGGTAAGGAACGGGCAGATGATAAGACGTTTATGTCAGCGCGTGGTGGGTCTGTGTTCGCCGGTTGGTTTGATAGTGGCATCAAGCTGGGTGGTGAGAAATCAAACGTGTCGGTCTTCTATGAAGCGCGTAATGCTATGGAACCCAAGGAACACTTAGCAAGCTTCGACTTTGATGATGGCATGTGGAAGGTGTCAGACTTAATGCAGCGCAACATCAAGCCCCAACTAACAGAGGATGATGAGGTAGCCATTGCCAATGTGGTGGTGGATGCAATGAGTAGCACCACATTTTATAAGAGAAAAGAATTAGAACTACTGGCTAAAGAGGCTTTGAGTAAGGCCAAGATGTCCAGTGGGGATAAGGCTGGTCAGAAGGCGGTGTCTTATGTTCAGAAATATAAAGGTAGCGTAGTCAAGACGCATGCCGTTCCAGGCAAAGCGGTCTGGCATTACCTTGAAGCAAATGAAATGACAAGACCATGGGAGTCTGAAGAATGAATACAGCGGCTTTGGAAAATATAGAAAGACATATCCTTAGTATTAAAGTGAGAACAGAGAGCGCATCTGAACATCTTGCTGCAGGGATGTACGATAGAATTGAAGGTGGTATAGATAAATCTGGGGAGAGAACAGCTATCGGAGCCAACTCAAAAGTAATCTCATATTTTCTTGAAGGTTATGGTTCGCAAAGTAGTGTGCCAGAACTAGCAGATAGAATTCTTAGACTTGTGCGGGAGGAGTTAAACAAAAGAGAGGATCGAAGCGCATGAAAGGAAACACTCAAATAAAATCAACAGGCCAAGTCGGGTGGGTTGTTCTGTTTATTGGCACGCCGTTTATGGATGGTCGGTACAGAAATAAAGAGCACGCCGTACAGGTGAAAGATAGAATGAAAGATCGATACCCAAACTTACGCTTTGAGGTTGCTCAAGTGGGAGGAAAGTTCCTAGTGAGTGATGACATCTTCTGGGCGAATCATTATGAAGAACTTGATCTATTAAGCAGCGGCAGGACTTATTCAGCATGAGCAAGTGTGCGGAGTATAAAAAACCCCGCAAGAGGTGCGTGTCAAAGTGGGTGAGGAAGGCACACACATTACGGGGAACCCAAAGCAACAAGGGTCAAAACGGACTCTAACAGATGATAAATAAATACGCGAGTGGAGCAGTACGATATGGCAAAGGTAACCTTGGAAGCAGAGGTGGAAGAGAATCTTGTTGAGGAGTTCATTGGCACTATGAAAGAGTTGAGTGCATTGAGCAGGGCAAACGAGGATCTCAGTGAGTCAATGGAGTTCTTAGCCAAGAACATAGGCAAGAACACTGCGGACATACGCAAGCTCACAAAGTCTGTAGAGGGATTGATGTTAGTAATACAATCAACAGGTAAGTAACAAAACAACAAGTAAGTAAAGCAACGGAGAAGTATAAGGTGAGTAATGGTTTAGCAAGTAACATGTTCATGTCAGCAATACGGGCGCAGGAAGTGGCGCACGAGAACTACATATCATATAAGCTGAAGACGGTGGTGACGGATGAGTTCACCGAAGCTCAGAAGCGAGAGATCTTGAGCATGCAGTACAGTGGTGTGGTCTGCTCAAAGATCGCACAGCGCATGGGAACAACGCCATTAGTGGTGACTAGGTTGATCAACAGAACGTCTTGGCCTGGCCCTAGGCAGTCGGGTTAAGTCGGGTTAGGAGGTCGTATGAAGGTAGTAGTGAACAACGAATGGCACATTGAATGCATCTCGTGTGAGGCCCAATACTATGTGGCTGAGTACCCTGGAATAGACTACAGCGGGTGCCGTCACTGTGGCAAAAACGTACTGTATGTGACCGATCATAGGGTGAAGGTTGAGCCTGTGAAGGGGTCGGATGGTAGAGATGGGCATAACGAAACTGTTGGGCGTGGTGACACACTTAGACCCTAAAGTTAATGTAGTTTCGAGGTTTGCGCGGGGGGCTGAATACCCTAAAAGCGTAGGGTCACGGGGGGTTTTTGAAATTGACCCTACACCCCCTCAAAATGACGTAAGTCATTGATTTATATAGTAGGGTCACGGTGGGTCATAGGGTCAGCGTGACCCTGCCTGACCCTTGACCCTACCCCTACCTAAGTCCTTGATTTATAAGGGTGGGTCATAGGGTCATAGGGTCACTTCTAAAGAAGGGGAGAGAGATATAAATATCTCCCCTACGGGACACCCCCTTACTCCCTTCTTTGAAGAGGGGGTAAGAAAGGAAAAAAAATTTTGGAGTTTTAATTATGAGTAGTGATTTGTTGGGCGCAGAACAGGTGAGTGAGGATGAGTATGATGCTGACACTGACATACTCAATAGTCCAAAGCGGCATGCGATTGCAAAGTTTAAGGAACGTCCGTTTACAAAAAAACAACAGGCGTTTATCCAGGCATTTGTTTATCAAGATCTGACCAACACAGAGTGTGCGTTTCGTGCAGGCTACTCAGTGCCAACTCAGTCGGCATCGATGCTGCTTAATGATCCCAGATACACGCATGTGCAGAATAAGATTAGGGAGCTACAAGAATCTAACCAGAAGAAGTATGAGATTACTTTTGAGAAGGTTGCGCGTGATCTTCAGATGATCAGGGATGCAGCAGTCGAGGATGGTTCGTATGGGGCGGCAGTAACTGCTGAGTTAGGCAGAGCAAAACTTGCAGGGCTGATGGTCGATAAGAAAGAGATCAAGCATGGGCGTATCGATCAGATGGATAGGTCAGAGGTTGAGTCAAGACTCAAGGCGTTGATCGATAAGAATCAACTTGCGCCTGTGCTCATGGAGAAGGTGGTGAGCGAGGAGGAAGTGCCAGAGGAGGTTGAGGAGGTGGTTGAAGAAGATTTCTCTGATATCACAGATGAGGAGGCTGAGATCATGGAGCAACAGGCTGATGCCATGGCAGAGGTTGAAGCGATTGATGGCTTTGAAGAATGGGATGATGAAGATGGTGATGATGGGGAGGATGAGATCCTCGACTCCGAAGAGCACGAGGATGGTGAGGAGGACTAGACAAGGTGCCTAGGTGGTCTGAACATCTTGCCCTTACGCATCAGTTCAGTAAGTCGCTTAGGCTTGGGTATCTTCACAGCCTGTTGTGATCTGAATGCCTTGAGCCTATGGCTTGCACTACAGAATCTAGACAGTGGGTGGTGAGCCTTGAATGGTTCACCGCACCACTCACACTTGAAGTCACGCAGGACACGGTGCTTGTGTATCTCAGCAGAGTTCTCACGCAGCCCACCCCATTCAGCCTCATCTCGAGAGGGTGAGGTAGGTGAGGTGAGTGAGGTGGGTGATGTAGGTTTATCAGTATAGTTCGACTGCATTGGGTAGCTCATTAACCTTTTTTTGAAGTGATGTCCATGCGGACTTGAGTGCGCCCTCTTCTTCTTTTGTGTAGGCTTGCGACCAGAAGCATGTGCCTATCAAGCCATGGATGCGCGGGTCATCGGTTGATGAACTCATCATGCGTAACAGTAACTCACGCTCAATGATGGTCAGGTTGATCAGAAAAATGGGATCGGTAGTGTTCGTATCACTCATGGTTCATTTCCTTGTCTGCGGCAAGCACAAGCTCACCTATTATTTGAATTAGTTGAGGTACAACAGCGTTGCCTAGGGATTTAATTCTGTCCACCCTATTGGGAACCCCATCAGCCACTCGACCCACTGCGGGTTCAGTTGGCCAGTCACCGCCTGTCTCCCACCCAAGTCGTTGATCACCTTCGTGGTCAAGCTTTCTTGTGTGCCTTTCTTTCCCCGACTCCTGTCTTGATAGCCCAGCCTCGCCTCGTGAGCTAGTGGCGTAGGCCACAATGAATACCCTGTCTCTGCGGTGCTTCGCGTCAACGGCACAAGCTGGTAGTACAAACGTCCTGACGGTGTAGCCTTCGTTTTCCAAGTCAAGCGACACATCGTCGAGTGCCATGCGGACGAAGCCAGAAACATTTTCTCCAATGACCCATCTTGGCTTGGACTCACTGATGACTCGTAACATTTCAGGCCAGAGGTGACGGTCATCGTCTTTGCCTCGCTGCTGTCCTGCAACTGAAAATGGTTGGCAAGGGAATCCCCCGCAAACAACGTCAATTGACCCTGCGTATTTTGTTCCATCTAATTTCCTCACATCGCTATGCACAGGCACATCAGGCCAATGCTTGTTTAGTATCTTGGTACAGAATTCATCACGCTCACAGAAGGCAGTGGTAGTCATACCACACGCCTCCAACCCAAGCGAGAACCCGCCTATGCCTGAGAAGAGATCAAGGACTCTCATTGCAGGTGCGCACACCGTATTGGTGCGCCATCATCATCGACCTCATCAGTGTCATAGAAGTCTTCACCTTCTTTTGATCGGTAAGGCTTGATATCGCCCTGCTGCACAATATCTTCTGCAGCCTCCCAATCTTCAGCCTCGACAAGGAAGCTTTCAGTTATGGTTCTGGTCACTCTTACTTCAAACTTAGAGGTAGCCCTATCAGATGCTGGCTTTTTTGAAGGAATGTCATCTTGGAATATAACGAAATCAGGACACATGGTTAGCCCTCCTCTTGGTTTAGTAGTGTGGATAAAGGTTTGATTGTCTCTTGTGATTCACGCCATTCGATTACATCAGCGAGTAAGTCATCAAGGCTTTGGGTGAATGGGTAGTCTTTGGCTACGCGGTTGTTGAATTCCTCTTCATCAACTTCGCACATCTCAGCGAGATTCATCAGTGCGTGCTCAAGCATCATGATGTTCTGAACCACGGCATCTTCTTCGACTACCAGTGTTGACATGCTCTTAGGTAATCGAGTTACCCAGCCATCGCCAGCCAATGCTTGGGCGTTAGCTTCCCGATGGTTAGAGGCAAGTACGCGCACCTCATGGCGTACAAGTTCGTGGGTGGTGACAACAAAGTGCTCTAGGTTTGGGTGTAGGTCAGTCATTCTGCATTCCTCCAATGCTTAAGGGCTTTTGATTCGGACAGTTCGTTGAGCCAAACGTATGGCTTTTTTTCATGGTATTTTTTGAGCGGATCAATGTTTGATTCCACAGGAGTGGTTTTCCAGAAATCTATTTCACGGGTGCGTGTGTTGTACGCGCAAACATATTTCTTCAAGTGCTTACGCATCTCTTTCAAGAGTTCAATCTCATTGATCAGGTCAGCGATCAACCAATCGATTAACTCATCATGATCAGCGAAGCGGTCAATAGCCCAATCGTAATCCTCACCCTTAGCCTCAATGTAACGCACAGCTTCTTTGCGTGCTTCAGACATAGCGTTCTTGAAGTCGGAGAGTTGAGCGTTACGCTTTTCTCCAGCTTTTTGCGTCTTGCCATAGGGGTAGTAGTTGTTCGGCCCACCACGGCCTTCGTTCTCTGCGGAGAAGGCACGCTTGCCATCGATGTAGACGGTTGCAGTAAAGCAATGTGTTTCTTGGCTAAAGTGCGTGTTGAGCTTTAGGTTCTTAATCTCAATGCTGTTAGCTCTGCCGTACTCCTCAAGAGTCGGGTCGCTCGATGGCTGGAATGGGTTGGGGTTTCTCTGCGTCATTTCTGACTCCTTTTGTTTAATGTTTGAGAACCGTATCATGCATTAGTGTTGCGAGACAAGCGGATTATAAAAATAAATTATTAAAGTGTGTGTATTTGTGGGTATTTCGGGGGGAGAGTCGCACCCACCCCTCCCACAAGGGGTGTAGCGTTTGATTTGGGGGCGATTCCTTGCGGCCTTGAGTGATCGGGTGGGGTAGGGCTTGCGCCCTTGAGAGCGCCCCTGCTTGCGGCCTAGGGGCATGTATATATATACATGTTTTTGGGGGAGTGCTTGCGCCCTTTCTTGCGGCCTAGCTTGCGGCCTTCATGATTATATATATTTTGCGCGTGCTTGCGGTTCGCGGCCTTCCCTTTTTCCAGGGATCGCAAACTCCTGCCTAAGCGTAAGCCTAGGCGCTGAGTTGGTTGGTGGTCGCGCAAACTACGCGACCTCAAATAGTGGGATAATATTGGTATCGACTACAAAGCCATTGGTGTTTTGCTTTGCTGGGCCTTTGGCTGTTAGCCCGATGATCACTTCACCAGAGTAGACATTGTCTAGGTCGGATTTGTCGCCGTCGATTACTTGGCGGCCTAGGAATATGTCTGGCATTGGGCCGCGAAATACTACGGCAATCGGTACGCCATAGCACAAAGCTTCTAATACTTGCTTGCGATATTGTGCGCGCCCACTATACGAGAACATTAGCTTATAATTTTCTGGCGTTTTGCCTAAGCGTTTTGCGCGCTTGGTGTAGTCATAGAAGAATAGTTCGGGAAATTGTTGCGGTATCCTGTAACCTTCCCAATCTATATCAGACAAAACATTGAGGCGAACTACGCCTTTCACGCCTTGCTTGTCGCATAACTTGGAAAAGTTTGTCAGCTCTCTTGTGAGTTGGGTTAAGAATCCTACCTTGTCATCGTGCCAGTAATCGGTGCGCGCTTGGCGTGCTATGTTCACGCTCTTATAAACTGATGCTAGTCCAGCTTCCTTAAGGCAGTCTTCCATACACCCCGCCGCTTTGCTGCCAGCGCAAATTAAAAAGTCTGGCATCATAGACAATGAAGCCATTCTAACCTTGCCGCCAAATGGCAAACCTTTTTTGCCAGTCTTGGCAACTTTTGTGTTCCCGCTTTTCTTTGCGGTATCTAATAGTTTTTTAACCATGATTATATATTCCTTTGTTTAAGTTGCATTAGTGTATCAAAAAATCCAGGAATAAAACACTTTTTTTTGTGGCGTGTAATCGGTGATTTAAAACACTTGCGGCCTTGCGGCCTTCGTGCTTTCAAAAAAAATGGCCGCTTGCGGCCTCGATTCTTTTTTATATATTAGTGCAAGTCGCTTGCGACCTTGCGGCCTTGCGGCCTTCATATATTTATATATATATTTATTGCCAGGCAAAAAAATGGAGGGCTACTGCCCTCCCCATTCTGATTAACTGTGAGTGTACCCGTCTGGCTCAATGCCTAGCATCATGTTGGGTACTGCGACCATGATGCAGTCGGAAAATGCTGGGTGAACATCGCGTGTAACCCAATCGATAAAGCCTAGGTTCTTAAAATCCCCATGGTCGCTGTCGCGTACATGGCGCTCGAACACTCTGACTAATGCATCTTTTTGCAGTTTGGTCGCTTCGTTATTGATCATATCCATTGTTATTTCCTCTTGGTTTAGTGTGGGGGATTTCTCCCCCATGTTGGTTATTGATTAAGACCTAGTGATTGATGGCGCAAGAACATCGCGGCTTCATCATCATGGGCACCATATAGCGCCTCCCATTCTGGCGTGGCCTCTACCAGATACCCATGCTGCAAAACATCGCGAGCATATGTATCTCCCATTTCAAAACTGCCGCCATGCATCAATGGTGAAGTAGCAGCGACAAACCAGCGAGAATAATCGTGCTCGTTTTCTTTATGCTTGTACGTTTTCAGTACGCGCCATTCCCAGCCATTGGTGCTTTTATATATTGCATATGGCTTATCTTGCGTTGTAGTTTTTCCGAATGTTGTTCTAGGCATGTTAATGCTCCTATTGTTTAAGTAATGATATCAATCGATATCGCAATACCCGCCGCCAATGTGACGGGTATTACGCTATGGATTATTAGCACGCAGTCATTTGAATCAGCGTTGTGCCTTCACCTTTAGCGTATGCGGTAACAATCTCGACTGCTTCTTCCCATGAATTCGCACCATCCGCAAAAAATCCATCTAAGTACTCGTTGTCGAATATGCATTCCGCATTGGTATCTTCGTGCCATTCGCCATAACACTCTACTTCCTGATCGTTTTTTATAATTATTTGCTTATCCATTGTTCTATTTCCTTTTGGTTTAGTTCGGGCCTTTCGGCCCGTTTGGTTTAGATTGCCGTGATTTTTACAGTCGTTCGGGTATGAGCCTTAACGTCTGACATGGCGACTGACCATGCTACTGTTTCATTGTCGATCTTAAACTTGCCAGAATCGCGTCCCGTGTTTGCGCTTACTTTCTTGGCGCGCTCTTTTGCTGGCGTTAACTTTTGCGCTATCGCCTTCTCAATTGTCGCCAATTGCTTTGCGCGTTTCGTTTGAGATATCTCAAACTTCAAAAGCTTTTGCTGTGCGAATAACTCTTTTAATTCCATTGTTCGATCCCTTTGGTTTAGTGTGGGGCCTTTCGGCCCCGTTTGATTATAGTTCGGTGTTGAGATCTTCAGTCTCAGCCATTTGAATTAGAACCTCGCGCAATGTTTTGTCTCCGACCATGGAGTTAAATGCAGCGCGTCCATTCAAATCCAATTGGCAATATGCAGAGTGCAATGCCACCATTGCTACTTTTAGGCTGGCTGTTCTGCTATCGGCAATGCCGTATTGAATCAGTAGCTCGCGGTATCTTATTCTATCCATCTTGTTACCTCTTTAGTTTAGTGTTTTGCTATGCCGTTTCGCCATAACATGGATGTTATGTTAGCAGATTGCCCGATCATTGCAATAACGTTTCGCGAATAATCGTAATCTTTTTTCTTTTTTTTGCCGCAATCGTCTGCCTGATTAACCTCTGGCGACCACTGCATTGCAGCCTCGATAGGGTAGGGTAGTCGCCCGCACAGCTTCGCAGGCGCGACAGCCTGCGCTGCGGACTAGGTACCCTAGGACGCAGACCCAAAAAAAGAGTCCGCGATTTATCGCACCCTCACCCCCCTAATGTAGGCAACTGTATAGTCTTAGTGTATATATAACGTTCGCCACCCATAATTATATGAAAATTACAAATGACTAACTTGAGCCACTTGTCTGAGGGCGAGATGAAGGAGATCCTAATGTTGCAAGAGCGTTTATCGCTTTTGGAAACGCAGGACAAGTCCAAGGACTCTTTTATGGAGTACATCCGGTACATTTGGCCTGGGTTCATTGAGGGTGATCACCACCGTATTATTGCTGATGCGTTGACCCGTGTTGCTAAGGGTGAGTTAAAGCGGTTGATTGTGAACATGCCGCCCCGTCATACGAAGTCTGAGTTCGCTTCTATTTACTTTCCTTCATGGGTCATGGGTTTGAAGCCTGACATGAAGATCATGCAGACCACCCACACGGCTGACTTGTCTATTAACTTTGGCCGCAAGGTCAGAAATTTAATGGATTCTGACGAGTATGCAAAATTATTCTCGAATGTGTCTTTGGCCAGTGACTCAAAATCTGCGGGAAAGTGGCAAACGAATAAGGGGGGGGAATATTTCGCTGCTGGTGTAGGAGGCGCGATTGCGGGTCGCGGTGCTGACTTGTTGATCATTGACGATCCGCACTCTGAGCAGGACGCAATGTCTATTAATCTGCTTGATTCTTGTTATGAGTGGTATACGTCTGGTCCCCGCCAGCGTTTACAGCCTAATGGTGCGATTGTAATTGTGATGACTAGGTGGAGCACGGCAGACTTGACGGGTCGGTTGTTGAGTCGGCAGGTTGAGAGTCGCTCTGACCAGTGGGAGGTCATTGAGTTACCGGCTATTTTTGAGGATTCTGGCAACGTACTGTGGCCTGAGTTCTGGAAGGAGGAGGAGCTTCTTTCTGTTAAGGCATCTATTCCTGTAGCTAAGTGGAACGCTCAGTACCAGCAGAACCCTACGTCTGAGGAGGGTGCGATCATTAAGCGCGACTGGTGGCAGTTGTGGGATAAGGATGACCCGCCGCCTTGTTCGTACATTATTCAGTCTTATGATACTGCCTTCAGTAAGAAAGAAACCGCCGACTATTCGGCCATTACTACTTGGGGTGTATTTAAGCCGAAGGAGGGCATGGGTGATGCTTTGATCCTGTTGGACGCGATTAAGGGTAGGTGGGACTTCCCTGAGTTAAAGGCGGTTGCACAGGAGCAGTATGCTGAGTATGAGCCTGATATGGTTTTGATTGAGGCGCAGGCGAGTGGTACGCCGCTTACGCATGAGCTTCGTGCTATGGGAATCCCTGTGGTGAACTATCGGCCATCTAGGGGTAACGACAAGATGACGCGGGTTCACTCTGTGAGTCCTGTGTTTGAGGCGGGGATGGTGTATGCGCCTGATCAGGGATTTGCTGATGAGGTGATTGAGGAGTGCGCTGCATTTCCGTTTGCACAGAACGATGACTATGTGGATACTACGACACAGGCCATATTAAGATTTAGGCAGGGTAACTTTATTAATCTTTATTCTGACGAGGAAGAAGAGGAAGTTTACCGACAACAGATATCATATTATTAATCAGCGCCGTTCACTGATCAGTCTGGCGTAAAGGAGATCTCCCCCATGGCAACTCAAACCGAACGTGACAATGCTAGAGCCAGAGCTAAAGCTAAAGAGGCTAATAAGCGAAACGAAGAATTTGACAGAAGAGCGCGCAGGCGCGGCGTTCAAGAGAGAACAATAAGGTCGCTTCAGGATAAGGGCAAGCTTGCCACGTTGTTTGACAGAGCCTCCACCAGCCCTTCTGAGCGAGAGGCTAGAGAGGATAAGCGGGTTTCTGATCTTAAGACGGGTCGTACTCGCGCTGGCGAAAGGATCTTAGCTGAACGTGGTAAGAAGCGTGATGCTGAGACTAAGGCGCGTGTGGCTAGGGCGGCTCAAGCTGATATTGATAGAAGATCTGCTGCATCTGGGGCAAGGCTTGAGGCCAAGATGAAAAAAGACGCAGAGAATGCGCGTAAATTAAAGGAAGCAAAGAAGACCCAGAAGGTTGTTGCTGACTTTACTGGTGAGTCTGGTAAGCGTGCAAGACTTTCTGATGCGAAAAGAAGGGCTGATGCCAACAAGACAATTACCATGTCTCCAGAGGATTTCGCTAAGGTTCCTTCTGTTCCTCCCGCGAAGAAAAAGCCGGTTACCAAGAGAATGACTGAGGCTGAAGTTAGGGCTATGAAGAGCAGTCCTTTAAACACTAAGAAGAAGGCCAAGTCTCAAGGCGGCACTGCTCCAGGGATCATGACAAAAAACGCTGGTGTAAAGCCTAAAGCTGCAGCCAAGCCTGCTGCTAAAGCCGATTCTAAAAGCACCACCAAGACTTGGAGGGACGTTAAGTCTGTAGCTGCTGCTAAAGCTGCTGGTCTTAAGAATTACACTGGCAGAGATGGCAAGAAGAAAGCTGCTATTGATGCATCTGAGATTAAGAAGGGCGAGTCTATGACTCAGGCTTTTAATCGCATTCAGGGCAAAACTGCTCGTAAGCCTTCATCCAAAACCACCAAGTCCACTACCAACACCACCACCACCACCAAGACACCCAAGAAGGTCGGCGGCATTCGCAGGTTCTTGCTAGGTGATGATGGTAAGTTTGGCGGCGCTCGTGGCGCGATTGATTTCTTGCCTGGTAAGTCTCGCAAGAAGAAAGAAGACAAGCCTGTCAAGAAGAACATGGGCGGTATGATGAAATCCAAGATGTCATCCAAGGGTGGCGCACGCGGTGGACGTAATCCTATGGGCATGAAGAATGGTGGTTTCCCTGACCTAAACAAGGATGGCAAGGTCACACAGGCTGATATTCTGCAGGGTCGAGGAGTCGTCAAGAAGAAAGCTGGCGGTATGGCCAAGAAGGGTTACGCTAAGGGCGGCATGACCAAAAAGGGATATGCAAATGGTGGTGCTGTACGATCCAAGATGGCATCCAAGGGTGGTGCATCACGCAAACCCACTAAGCCTCGTGGTGTAGGTGTAGCGAAGCGTGGCTACGGCAAGGCGATGCGATAATGCCTGCTCCTCTTGCGCTTTTCCCTATAATCACGTTTATCGCCAAGAAAGGTGTTGAGGCTGCGGTCAAGAAGTACGGCAAGACTGCGGTTAAGAAGGCGCAAGATGCGTCTAAGAACCAGCCTACGCCCAAGTACATGAAGGATCAGAAGGGTCCGTCTATTGCTGAAAAAGAGAAGGCTGCTACTGTTGCACGCAAAACTCGCAACCGTGTTGGCGCTGGCACAGTGGCTGTTGGTGCTGGTCTTTACGGTATTGACAAACTTGCACGGGCTGCTGGTAACTATGAGCGTGAAAGGCAGAAGACTAATAAGGCTAATAGTGAAAAACCTGTCAATAAATCTAATGGCGGTATGCTAAACTCCCCCGCCGCTGTTAAACGCCGCTCTGGTGCTGCAGTAAAGGGTTTTAATAAAGGTGGTATGGCCACAAAATGGGAATCTAAGTGGGGATAGAAGACTTACTAGACGATATCTCTGCCGAAGAAGCCCGTGCCGCATCTGAGGCTATGGCTGATATTGAGTTTGATAATGAAATTCAAACTCGCCTGCCTGAAGATCTTCGTTATGGCGGTCTTTACGGTCTAATTCCTTATCTTGGCATGCAAGGCCAAGGTGATCAGGAAGGGTCACAAGGTCGCCGTGCCGTTATCAAACCCAAAGGTATGCCGCGCCGTGGCGAGAAACAAAAGATATCAACAACTGCTGGTTCGTATTATTTGCCATACGCAGATGCTGATAGCATTGCTAATAGTATAGATCAATACATGGGTCTTGATTTCTATCAAGGCTCTTACCCCCAACCTGATGAGATTA